TCTCTAATAATTGAATTGGAGATTCAGTTCTAAAGATTGCAGTATCAGGTGCCTTTTGTGGAATACCAATTACTGCCGTATCATGTGGTCTAAAGTATTCATCTTCTACTAATTCAGGATGATTTAATAATAAATAATTGTAGATTGATTCGTTCTTACCTACTCTTACTCTACGAATATAGTAATCATTATGCCAAGCGTGAATACCACTACTTGTACCTAATGTTAATGAGGTTGTTCCTGCTGGTTTAACCGTTGTAGTTCTTGCTGAATGATTGATACCTAAGATATCTGCTACTCTTTTATTTTCCTCTTTTACAACTTTTGCCGCTTCTTTCATATTCATTTTCAAAACTGCACCACTTCCGATACCTGTCATAGATACACCAATAAGTGCATCTTTTTCAGTTGTTCTTTGCCAGATTGGACGAAGATAGTGGAAATCAGTATAACCTGCTTGTAATGTTCCGATGAATGATGCTGCTTTTACTCTTGCATTTAAATCATCCTGGTCAATTACATCACTTACATTCACTTCACATAAGTTACAAAATTGGAAAGGTCTTAATGCAATTTCACAACATGGGTTAGTTCCCCAATCTTTGTCGTTTGATAAGTAGATACCAGGCTCACCTGCTCCACTTGCTTCAATTCTTTTCCATAAGTCCATAAAATACGATTTGTCAATTTTATGTCTCATTAATACTGCTGAGTTATTTGCTCTACCTCTTTGTGGATTTGTTTCCCACCATGCACCACTCTTACAACTAATCATTTGTTCGTCATTTGCAGAGAACAAAGAAATCAATGCTGCTCTACGGATACCACCTGCCAATACTGCATCTGCAATATGGCACACAATATCATGAACTTCAATTGGTTTTAATTTATCACCATCTTTCTTTGAATCTAAGATACCTTCAATCTTAATCAAACATTCTTTTAGGGGTTGAGGTCCTGGTGCTTTACCACCACTTGTAATTAAACGAGCACCTTTAGCTCTAATATCTCTAAAATCAAATACTGGCTTTGAACCACCAAAGAAATATGATTTTACTAATACTGAAATTGAATCCGCCCATCCTTCGATAGAATCTCCAATAAGAAATCTACGAGTTTTGTCTGCATTTGGTTTTCTAATTTCAGGCAATGCATCTACATGATGTTTTTGTACTGAATATCCTACACCTGTTCCACCTAAAAGTAGGAACATAATTTCTGAAAATACTCTCCAATCATCAATCGGTGCAAATGCACAATTGTAGATTCTATTTGGTGACATTTCAATTGGTTTACCGGCGAACTGCATTGAACGCATTGATGGTAAAACTTTCTTGTCATAAACGAATTTATACGTTTCTCTAATTTCTTGCTCTAAATTTGGATACGTTTTAATATGCATATTCATATTTCTAGTAACCAATTCGTCCCATGTTTCTCTCCTTTTTAATTCCGGTTGATATTTTGCGTATTTCATATACACCGTAATGTCCGAAAGGATTCTTTGTGAAATGTCCATTTTTTTGTAATTTTTTGTAAGATTAATAAATAAAACTTTTTTCGATAAAAGTGTGAAAAGTAATTATAACTATCGGTATATTCATATATAGATACCAATTTTGGATAAAAAAAACCTACTTTTTTTCATCTTTTTTTCCACATAGTTTTATACTTATTACCCCATATTTTCAATATATTTTTTATGCAAAAGTTTCTTTTCTAAGTTACTTCCATTATTAGATTCCTTTTGGGCCATCACACCATCCGATGATTGTGGTTCAAATACATCTATCAATCCAACCATAGTATCCATTTTCGCAGGGAATGTTAATCCATCTGCTCCAAAACGATTTTTCATAACGTGAAACCTTGCTGTGTTACTTAATTTATCTTTTGCTTTTCTACTTACACTCATAATGAAATCTGCTGTCATTACTTTTGCATAAGAATCGGCAATTGAATCAGCTTGAATAACTTCGAAATCAATTGCTGAACGATTTGTTTGTGATGCTGTCCAAATTGGAACACCTAACTCACCACTCAATCCTCTAATTTCTTCATACACACCACCTAATTCTGCGTATGTACTATCTCTTTTGTTTACCGGCTTTAATAAATCCGCATAATCTATGATAATTAAATCTGGTTTAAATCCAAATCCTTTGTACTTATCTAAATGTGCTTTGATTGTTTTAGTACTTGCTCCTCTCGGTGGATAATATTTCACCATTAGATTTGCTTTGTGGTTTTTAAGTTTAGCTACAACTTCTTCCTTTCTATCTCTTAATTCGTTAGATGGAATACCAGTCATAATAGTGTCGTATCTTGTTCCCGCATAGATTTCGGATAGCTCTAAAGTATAATGCATCACATTGTAACCTGCTCTTACCGCATCGGCTGCAATTTTGCACAATACCCAAGTCTTACCCACACCACTCGGTGCTACAATTACTCCCAATTCACCTGGTCCTAAACCTCCATCCATTAATTCATTGATAGGTTTCCATCCAGTTGGTACTGAACTTCTCTTTGTAACTTCCATTCTCATTGCAATATCCTTATAGTAATCATGTCCTAAATTGTTTTCCATTCCCGCCCTTAATGCGTTCTGAACTACAACTCCTATCTCATCCCAACTTTTTTCGGATTTGATTAGGTCTACTGATTGAAATATTGCGGCTTTTAGTTTCTGAAACTTTGAGAATTTAATGAATTCTTGTTTTACAAACTCCATATCCTCTGCACCGAATACATCATAGATTTGTTTGATTCTATCTACGATTTGTTTCTTTTGTGATTCGGAACTTAGAGATGATAACTTTACTTTGAATACATCAAGAGTAGGTGCAGCGAATTGTTTACTTTGGTAATCCAAAATAGATTCAATAATCCACTTATCCTGTTCACTCTCAAAATAATCCTTACTAGTAATTTCTGAAACTTGGTTAAGAAATGGTAGGTCGGATAATAATGCAGCTATGACTTTAGATTGGTACGATTGTCCAAATTTTTCTAATGTGTCTACTGCTTGCATTATTTACTTTCTTTTTCTTCTTTTTTAGATGGTCTTACTTCTGCTTTCCATTCACTCTTAGGAATGAATTTCCATTCACTTGTTGCGTTGTAAGCTTCTTTGTTTGATACTCTGATAATTTTACCAGTCTTTGTACTTTTTAAACATTTCATAGGTTTGTTTCCTCCATGTATTTTTTTTATTTATGTAATTTGGCGAATGTACTTTGAATCCAACTATTAACATCACCGAATGAATTAATAGTTCGCATTCCCATTGCCTTTTTAATGAATCCTAATTTATCCAATTTTGCTGAATTATCCAAATATTTTTGGTTAATTGTTAATTTCTTATTAGAAGGTATATCTGGATCGGATAATTGCATTAGTTTAAAATTTCTTTCTACTAATTTTTTACCATCTAATATTTTGTCATAGATTTTGTTTTCACTTCTGCGTTCTTCACATAGTTCAAACATTTTATCTATCGTAAGTTCTGTTTCCTCAACCACCTCTGGAAATCTCTTAACAATAGTCTTAAGCCCACACCCAGAAATACCATCAATGTTATCGGACTTATCACCATCAAGAGTACGATAAACCATAAAATTTGAGGGATGAACACCATACTCATCCAAAACCAATTTCGTATCGTAAACTTTCTTTTTTGTTGGGGAATAAACTGTGACTCTTTCATTTACTAATTGTAGGAAATCTTTATCGGCACTCATAATAACTGCCAATTCATCCTCTTTTAAAAGTTGTGATGCAATATAGCCCATAACATCATCTGCTTCAATGTTATCGTATAACATTATTTCCACCGGTAGGTACTCTAGCAGTTCGATTAAACCAATCATTTGTCGTTTCATAGATACACCCTCTTCTTCTTTATTCATCAAATCTGAGTATGCTCTATTCACTCTAAAACGATTGTTACCTCTATTCTCTTTGTAACCACTAAATAAATCCTTTCTACTTTTAGAACCACCTTTACCATCAAATACAATAATACAACGAGTTGCATTTTGTTCTCTAATAGCAAACCCAATTCCTTTTAAGAATCCAACGATACCACCAATGTGGTCTCCGTTATCATCCATAGTAGGATTTACTGTCCAACTTCTTATAAAGGTATTAAGACCATCAACAATTAATACCTTTTCTTTTCCTAATTGCTGATGGTCTTTCTCTACCTCGTTTAGTAACTTTTTGTATGTTTCGTTCATAAACCTTTATTCTGTTTCGATATCTGGTTCTGGTATTTCACCACCACTATCATATGTAATTTCATCCGGATCAATTCCTTCCTTCTTATATTGTAAGATTGTTGATTCACAAATCTTTCTATAAATTTGGTCTCTTAATTCATCTCTAACTCCCATCATCTGAATAAAATCTTTTGATTGGAATTTGATAACTTCACCAGTATCAGTATCAATGTACTCGTACCATGCACCACCCTGCTTAACTAATTTGTTATCTTTCATCACCTTTAACCATCCACCGAAATTATCAATACCTCTATCAAAGAATATATCAAAATCTGCTGAACGTAATGGTGGTCCTAATCTATTCTTAATAACCTGTGCTCTTACTTTGATACCAATGATTCTCTCACCTGCTTTAATCTGTCCCATATTCTTTAAACGAATACGAACCGAAGCGTGGAATGCTAATGCTTTACCACCTGATGTAGTCCAAGGATCTCCGAACATAACACCTAACTTTTGTCGTAACTGATTAGTAAAGATAACTGATATTTTTTGTCTACCAATTACATTAGTAATCTTTCTCATTGCTTTTGAAATGATAATAGCTTTGTCAGTTGCGTAACCATCTTTATCATAATCCGCATCCATCTCCTTTTTAGTTGATGCTGCGGCTACTGAATCGACTACGATTGTAACTAATCTATCTTTATCACCCTTACGAACTTTCTCTATGATTGTATCAATTGTTTCAAAAATATCTTCAACTGTGTCTACTGAAACGTATAACAATTTAGAAACATCTACTCCAATTGCATCAAAGAATTCTCTACTTACTGCGGTTTCGGTATCAATCAATACTGCTACCCCACCTTGCTTTTGAGTTTCAGCTAATAAGTGAGCTGATAAAAGTGATTTACCACTTTGTTCTAATCCGGTAATTTCCGTGATTCTTCCTACGGGTAAACCCCCATAAGGTCTATTAGAAATAGCAACATCTAACATTGCTGTTCCGGTGGAAACCCAACCTGGTACATTGGTTGGGGCTCCATCAGAATCATCATCCAAAAAGAAGGCAACCTTTTGGTCTTTCCACTTTTTGTTTAAACTGTCGGCTATTTCTTGTGCTAAGTCAATTTTAGCCATAATAATTATGAATTAAATAAATCATCAAATGCTGCTGCCACATCTACTTTAGGTGCTGGTGCAGGTGTTTCTTCATCCCAAGGTAAATCGTTAATGATACCGGTACCACCAATTTCAGGTGCCGCATCTTTACTTACCAATTGTTCTTCAACTTTCTTTGGTTGAGGAGCTAATGTTTGTTGAGATACTGAAGGAGTTGGGTTTTCATCTTCAACTACTGCAGTTGGATTTAACCAATTTTCTAACACAGTCTTTAATTCTGCATAAGATAATTCCGAATAGATATCTGTAATATCAGTTTGTTCATCTAATAATTTAGATGCGATTGCAGAATTATCATGTAATAAAGATACATTTGGTTTTACTCTGATTCGAGTTTCAGGATATGTTTTACCTGCTTCTTCTACAATTTCAATAACAATATCTCTACCATTTGTTTCATCAGTAATATCACCGTAATCAGGATCAGCTACGATAGCTAAAATTTCTTGATACACAGTCTTACCAAATCCCCAAAATTTAACACCCTCATTTTCTTGACCTCTTACGATAATCGGTGCGAATGTTCTTAACTTTGGTTCCATTTTCTTACCCGCTTTCCAATTCTCAGTATCACCTAATTTCTTAAGTTTCTCTGCGAACTCTAAAATTGGGTCAGGTCTTCCAAAAGAAGCTGGACTCAAATAAGTTTTGTTGTTAATGTTGTAGTGAAATAACAATTCAATGAAAGGATTTTCTTTATTGAATTTGTAAGGTACGATACGAACTTGGTATTTACCAGGTTTGGTTTTCCACAATGAGTCCGTTTTCTTCGAAGTGTTTTGCAACGAATTAAGACGTTGCTTGATTGCATTAATGTTCATGCTGTTTTGTTTTTAAGTTTTAAAAATTTGTTTTTAAGTTTTAAGATTATCGCGATTTAATCTCACGTATAAATATCGATTTTCTTAATTCTTATACAATAAAGATACGATAATTATTTGAAACTACCAAATATTATAGGGAATTATATATGCCAATGACTCCAACGATTAGCCAAAAGATATTGAGTAAAATATAAGGTCTATTATCTCTTTCCCATGCACAATAAGTTAATATTAGTGCATCAATACTATTCCATACCCACATCCAAAAGAATGGAGTATCCTTTCCCATTATAGATAACATACCAAATGCCATTATTCGCATAACAACACCTATTCCTTCTAATAATTCTAATAATTTTTCTGATTTAATTAGTTTCATTTTGTAAATTTTTTATCTTTCTTTCTAAATAAAATACCGCTTTCTTCAAATCCTCTAGTTCTTTTTGAGGGTCTTTTTTACCTGCTCTTGCTATATATTTTGCTACATTAAATAGGTATGCATCCTTGTCTAATCCCCATGCTTCACATACTTTAATTACTTCGTATGGATTGTCTACTCCTCCGTAATGTTTAGGGCCATTGACCATCTCCGTTTCTTTACGAATTGGTATTGTGTATTCGGGTGTTCCTGAAAATGAGTATTCTTCTTTACTAATTTTTGGTTTTGCTGGCATATAACTTATTTTTTTAATCTGTATTTATAGATTATATTAATGTTTTTTTAAAATTTTCTATTGGTGTTAGCCTAAACCAATTAACCAATGAGTATCTAGTTCCTGATATTACCGGTTTTACTCTATGTGTTAAGTGTGAATAAAAAATAAATAGATTACCCAATCCCTTTTCTAATGTTATTTCATTATCATCTTTATCTTTTATTTGTAATTCACCTCCTGTATATTCTTCATTTAATTGTATAACCATTGAACAATATCTTTCTTGATAGACTCCCTCTGCAGAATCTTCGTGCCAATTATAATATCCGTCTGTTGTGTATTCTGTAAATTGAAATTGATTATTCGTAAAATCAATATTATAACCTTTTACATTTACTTCTTTTTTAAAAATATTAAT